GAGTGTAAACTTCAATACCTATCATTATGAGCAAATTTATCGAACTTTCAGACTACGACGCGAGCATACACCGCGAGATTCTGGACGCACTGACAAGGGAGGACGACGCCGTCGTGGAGATATGCGAGGACCGCGCCGTCGCCGAGATTCGCTGCTACCTTTCCAGACGTTACGACTGTGACAAAATATTCACGGCAACCGGTGACAAACGCAACCAGCTTGTCCTGATGATGGCCATCGACATAGCCGTGTACCACATCTTCTGCATACATAACCCGAGGAACC